GGGGGAGGGTCTGATAATCAGACGCTGTCGTTTGATGATAATAACGCAACCCTGTCTTTTTTACGCGGCAACACAATAAGTCTTTCAGCATTGAGTGGCGGTGGCGGCGGTACCGGTATTACTGTCGAGACCGACCCTATATTTACTACTTGGGCTCAATCCAATAGCGCGAAGTATGAATCTACATACACTTCTTTTAATACAAATAGCGCGAAGTATAACTCTGTTTATACAACCGTAGGCGCTAATAGCGCTGGATGGGGATCATTATCTGCTCTCAATGATGTAAACATTCCCAGCCCTCTAAACGGGCAGGTATTACAATATAGCGCTGCTACAAATAAATGGATTGCTGGGTCGCCAGCTTCTGCGACTGGTGCTACAGGATATTACGGCTCATTTTATGATACCACCGCTGGAGTACTCAGCAGCGCTACCCAGGCAAAAAGAGTTAATATTGCACAAACTTTTGAATCAAACGGCATTAGTGTAAATGATAGTAAGATAATATTTAGCCATGCCGGCACCTATGAGTTAATCTATAGTATTCAATATAAGAACACAGTTAACAGCCCGCATGACATATTTATATGGCTCAGAAAAAATGGAGTAGATGTGCCGTATAGCAGCTCTATATTTTTAATAAATGCTCACAAGCCCAATGATGCAGTATCGCAGCTAATCGCTGTAACTCCATTTATAGCAACCCTAACTGCTGGGGAATATTTCGAAATATATTGGCATAGTGACAGTACGAATGTGTCTATAGAGACGTTTCCGGGCCAGGAGACGAACCCGACAATCCCACAGACCCCAGGGGTCATTGTAACAGTAAAGCAAATCACCAATCTACTATTACCGACAGTAGGTACATATCTACCGCTCTCTGGCGGCTCCTTGACGGGGCCGGTATCTTCTAATCAAGATATAGAGATAACAGATTCTACAAAAGGAATCATTTTGCGCTCACCTAGTAGCATTAAATATAGAGTGACGGTGAGCGATTTAGGCGAACTTATAACTACACAAATATAATATGCCAATACATGTAACAACTTCTACTACCCAGAGCTTGAGCAACAAGACGTTTGTTGATAGGGTGTCGACGACCGGGGTTGTATATGCGAGTAGTGGTAATAGTAATCAGTGGAGTAGTACTTATAGCTCTTTTAATGCTGCGAGTGGTAGGTATGACTCTACGTATACGACCGTAAGTAGTAGTAGTGCTAACTGGCAGAATACTTATACTACCGTGAGGACTACAAGCGGAGGATATATAACAAATATAGTAAAAGGTATTAATAGCGAATTTAATTCAACTGGACAAGGCCTTCTAAGCTGCACGCGACCGGGAGGTACATTTACAGTCGATTTAGGACTAGATCCACAGTCCTCCCCTACTTTTCAGGGGTTAATCATACGTGATGTTTCCCTTAGCATAGCCGCGCCGGATGAAGAGATCGGAGGAACGGGCCAAATACTAAAACTATATGGCTTTAATGCAGTCTGGTACCCGGATACAGGTGAAAGTGCCTATACTACTTTCAGGGGTATTTCGAGTAATTTAATATTAGGTCAACTCGGGATTACGATTGACGGGGCCGGATCTTTCATTACTACAGGTATAAAGCAATATTTAAGAGTTCCTTATAATTGTAATATAACCTCAGCGGAAATTGTTGCCGACGCGGTTGGGTCTATAGATATAGATATATATAAAAGTTCATACGCAAATTTTCCCCCGACAGTAAGTATTATTACTGGAAGCGGTAATCGACCGGCTCTGAATGGTGCTCGCACGTATAGAAATACAACTCTTACGGGATGGGTTACTGCTCTTAGTGCTGGGGAGTATCTCGGATTTGATGTAATATCTAGAGATGCTGTAAAGAAAGTATCCCTGACGTTGGTGACGAGGAGGTAAAAAAATATGAATGTGGTAGACAATATTAGAACAGAAATGAATAATGGCTGGGAATTATTTCCTGAGTGGATAAAGGAATTATTTTTACCTATAAAGGAAGTAGTTATTTTGTTATTAGATGAAGAGATGGAGGCGTTAGCGCGTGATACCGTTGCGCTTCAGCAATGCTCGGTTGATGAAACTGCTGAACGTCAGAGTGAATTTAACACATGTAAGCAATCTATTTTAGATGGTATAGATAGTATTATCGCTTATAGAGATGCAAATGACCCAACAAAAAAGCCAGATTTTATTGAAGCTCAGAGACTAGCAGCAGAGAGGAGAGCGGGGCTAAGATGAGTATACAGAGCATACCGACATTTGCATTACCTCGCCTTCCAAGTCAAATCTCTGCGGGACCTACGGTCACTGGAGGCGTTGCATTTGAAATTACTGCATTAAACTCATATGTTGCATATGTTTGCAGAATGCCATCCACAGGGGCAGTTGATTCTGTATTTTTTAGAGTATTTTCTGCCCAGTGCCAAGGTCCTGTAACGGTAGAGGTGTCATTCGAATCGGTAACGGCCTCTGGACCCGCACCCGGTACGCCTACCGGGTTTCCTTTAAGCGCTGCAGCGGCTAAATCTGTTGCTGTAAGTAATAACGCGAATCCAGCAGACTATGAAGTAAGATTTTCATCGCCGATTAATATCGATAGAGGGCAGTTGCTTTCAATTGTATTAGCGGTAACTGCTGGCACATTAACCGGCACGGGATTGAGATTTGCAAATTTCTCAGATGATAATGTAGGCACTTCGTTTCCCTATTGCCTCGATAGTACCGGATCTACCGTCGGTATTGTAAATGATGATGTTGCTCCAGGGCTCGGTATAGGGCTAAGCGCTGTATCAGCAGTACCATTACAATTTTGCTGGCCAATGAATGCTGCACCCTCGACTTTGAGTTTTAACGCTTCAGCAATGCATGGTAATAGAATTACTGTTGATTCAAAAATAAGGGTCTGCGGGGCTACTGTATGGGGAGATGCTGCTCTCGCAAATGCTGCGATTAACCTGTATGATAGTAACGGGGCTCTCCTAGTAACTGGTGATTGGAATTATAATATACCAAATGATACTACTAGTCGAGAGCATAATATTATATTTCCAACCGCTGTTACCTTGACCCCGGGTACATATTATCTCGGAGTAAGCGGCGGTAGGAGTGGTACTTCAACTACCGTTACAATGTATTATGCATCTTTTGCTTCCTCTTTCTGGAGAATGGCATCTCCTATGGGAGGTACATCTGTAATGTATATAAGTAGTAATACTTCGAACGGGTTCTCGGGAGCTTGGAGCGAAATTGCCACAAGACAAACCTTTATAGGGTTACTGGTTGATGGTGTAGACGATGGTACAGGAGATGCCGGGGCGAGCGGCGGTGAAACATCCAGTGTATTTTTTGCTTAAATAAATATAAAATGAAAAATCCAGAAACAGAGGAAATTGATAAAGACATTGATAGTCTTTTAGAGATATACCAACTTTTGATAAAGGGTCTTCTTAAAAATCCTCCCGGGGGAGCATCAACATATAAAGCAACTATTGAGTTTAAACTTAAAAAATTATACAACCAGAAAGTCAGCAATCTCGCAAAGACTGAGGAGGATTTTAAAGTTCTCATGGACCAAATCCGAAAGGGTAAGAAAGTCGAGCAAGAGCATGACGTGAGTGAGATTGAGGCTATAAAAATCGCTCTGGACCATCTTGAGGAAGATCCAAAGTACTACACTAAACTTAAAAAAATGGAAGAATCCCTATCGTTTAGTGATTATTACAATCTTGTATTAGCCCTCGAGCAGGAGACCTTAGGATTGGTAGAGCCTATAAAAATTGAGGGCATTGACACGGAACTCGTTGCCCTTATAGACTCGGGAAACGCCGCATATAATGTGCTACACGGCGTAGATATTGAGGATAGGGGTAGTGAGGTGGAGTTTATAACTACCAATAACGTGAGAGTGGTAAAACCTAAAGTAGATGAGATTACTATTCACGTTGGAGCGGGTCATGATGAACATAGACCCGTCGTAGAATTTACTATCGAGATCGGAAGTAAGGTATATCCTGATGTTAAGTTTAGCATCGGGGATAGAACAGAAAATCAGCACCCAGTGTTAATAGGTGCTGATTTTCTTAAGCAAGTTAATGCTCTTATCGATGTAAGCAAAGAGTGATTACTTCTTTGCGAATTCTACAAACTTATAGAATTCATTGCGGGTAGACTCTTCATCGAGGAATGATCCACTCATGCGCGCAGTCCGCATAGTCGAGTCGTGCTTGATGCCTCTATTAGAGCAGCAAGTATGATTTGCTTCAATCAAAACAGCAACACCTTTATTGTTTTCACATACTTTATCGATATATTCATGAATTTGCATTGTGCAATTTTCTTGAACTTGAGGTCTACGAGAGAACCAATCAACGATTCTATTTAACTTGCTCAAGCCGATTACCTTGCCATCTTTACTGGGTATATAGGCAACGTGAGCAAAGCCAGTCCAAGCGAGGTGATGGTGAGAGCAGAGACTAACTACTTTAATATTAGTCTGCGCTACAATCCCGTCATACCCATCGACATTATCGAATGCGGTAACTTTTGGAGGAGCCGAGTAGCAGCCCATTCCAATATCGTTAACAAACGCTTTTGCTACTCTCATTGGAGTATCGGCGGAATTCGGATCATTTCTCCAATCAAAACCAAGAGCATCCATATAAGACTCATATGCTTTGGCAGCGTTTAAAATAATCTCTTTTTTCTCTTCTTCTGTTCGTGGAATATTTAAATTAGCGTATTTTAGCATAAATATAATATAATGGTTTTCTCGATATAATCAATAAATAAATGTATAAAAATGAAATTTAACAGAATACTTGAGCAATATGTAAAGGAGAACGAATCTCTTACCAAGGTGAGATTAAAAGTCGACCCTAAAGACAGTATAGGTATAGATTTTAGAAATTTTGATGGATATGAAGGGTATATTATAAAGGAAGGTAAATATTTTAGTATTCTTTTTGAAGGGGTAGATCTGCCTATTATGCAGGTCCCTTTTTCAGTTATTAAAGTTATTAAAATAGGGGATACTGATATTCTTGAGAAGGTTAAGGTTGCGGCCATAGAAAAAATAAACAGAATTAAAGAAATAACTCCGGAGTTTTTAAATAAAATTTCAGCATGCACTAGTGTAGATTTTCTTGAGCAATACCTAAAAGAGGAAGGCCTATCGGAGAGTGATATTAAATCTATATATAAAAATAATATGTTCTCAGAAGATATAGATGTCGGAAAATTGGCCGGTTATGCTTTATTTCCGGATACACTCTTAAAGAAATTTTCCGATATGACAGGGCCTGGTAAATCAGCTTCAACTCCAGATGCAGATGCAGATGCATCTAAAAAATCTGGCAATAGTGTAGATTTTCCCCAAATTAAATTAAAATTTAATAGAACTAGCAGGATAGCTTTAAAATTTAAACCAGGCAATACAAATGATTTACTGTTGCAACTCGGAAAAATTTCAAAGCTCCCTGAAGATATGTATTATAATTCCGCTACTGGTGATATATTTAAAATACACGAAGTTATGGGTAAGATTAACAAATTAGAAATATGCAATATGTATATTAATAAGGACCTTAAATCCATGGTTAACGAGCCAAAATTGCAAGCATATTTTAATAGCAATATCGACGATAATTTTATTAAATACTCTATATTTAAATTATTTAAAAATTGATTACCGCTCAATATACCATATATTATGGTATGAGCAAGTTTCAAAGTACAAAAGTAATCGAGTTAGGTTCGTCAGCATTCAGACAGTGGAGAGCATCGCATAGTCATTGCCAGTATGTTCACGGATATCAGTTAAAGGCAAAATTTTGGTTTGGATGTTCTGAACTGGATGATAAAAATTGGGCCGCTGATTTTGGCGGTTTAAAAGAATTAAAAACGCATTTACATAATACATTTGACCATAAACTGCTTATTGCGTCAGATGATCCGTGTTTGGATGAGTTTATTCTTTTAGAGAAGAAGGGGGCGGTTCAGCTATCTATATTTGAAAATGGTGTTGGTATTGAGAGAGCGGCTGAATATTGCTTTAAAACTGCTTCCGAGTTTATCAAAGATAAGTATGGAGAACGGGTATGGGTTGAGAGAGTGGAGGTATTCGAACATGAGGATAACTCTGCTATATACTCTGTATCCAGTGCTGTTGATGAGCCTGTAAGCCAGCATGCCCCTTCCAAAGAAGTTGAAGTACCTGCTGCTCCAGCTGTGAGGGATAGAGCAGCGCCATTATATTGTAGGACGGATAAATCGCTTGCGGATATCTTAGCCGGTCGGTGATATTCCCTCTACAACTTCGCATATATATGCGAGTAGGGGGTGACGAACGATTTCGTTATTGGTGAAAGTAAAGGTGTGGATTCCCATATCTTTACTTTTTTCCGTATCAAAGGCCCGATGAACATCCATAAAGCCTGTCTTGTACCCAATATCACTTTGCCTGCTATCTCCAAGGAGAACATATCTCGACCCAATACCGAATCTGGTTAGAACAGTTATTAGTTCCGATTTTGTCATATTTTGACATTCGTCAACAATAACTATACTATTTTTAAACGTTAATCCTCTAACTAAGTTTACGGGCACACAGTTAATAGAGCCAGATTTCATTATGTGATGAACATCAGTAGGAGATAAAAGCTCGTGTAGCTTATCCATTAAGGGCATGGACCAGGGATGGAACTTTTCGTGTAAATCCCCGGGTAGATATCCCAGTTTATTAGAGGCTGATTCAACTACACTTCTAATATATACAATATCGTCTATTTGACTTTTTCTTAAAAGCAATAATGCCGCAAGTGTTGCAATATATGTTTTAGAGCTACCAGCAGGTCCGTTAACAATGCACATATTTGTTCCGGGATTCAATATACTTTCAAGGAATTGCTTATGTATATTGCTTAGCGGGAATTCGTTGTTTATAACGAATTTGTTGTTCCACTGCTTCTCTAAACTCGCTTCGACCTCATTGAGAGATCCCGACTTAGGCCTTGCTTTTCTTGGCATATACATATATTTAGTCATATTTCGCTTGGATTTATCATTTATCTAAAGTAAATAACGTATATGAGAATAGCAGTTTCAGGCACGGCCAATACCGGTAAAACAACTTTTATTAAGGATTTTCTTGGTAAGTGGAAAAACTATACTACCCCGGAAAAGACCTATCGAGATGTTATTGCTGAAGGCAATTTACCTCATAGTGATAAAACTAATATAGCTACCCAGAGAGCGATTTTGGACCACCAAGTATTAACTCAGTCTCAATATAAGAAAACAGATAATGTTATATTTGATAGATGCCCGTTTGATAATCTCGTATATTCCATGTGGGCTTTAAACCAGGGCGAAGGAGATATAAATGAAAAATTTATTGATGAGTGTATCCCTCTTGTGAGAGAGTCAATGAAGAATCTTGATGTTATTTTCTTTATACCTATTACAAAAGCAGCTCCGATTAATATTGAGGATGATGGGACGCGTCAAGCAAACGAGCAATATATCAAGGAGGTAGACTTGCTATTTAAGGAATTTCAGAGACGATATAACCATCAATCTCTTGAGCCCTTCTTTCCTCAAGACGATTCTCCCGCTATAATTGAAATCTTTGGTAGCAGACAAGAGAGGCTTTATATGGCTGGACTTTATATCGATAATGACGGCGATGCTATCGAGGGGGATATGGAGTCAATAATCGGTAAGGATGCGATGGAAGAACTTTTTAAAACTCAAAAAGAAGAGTTGTTCAAGAAAGATAATATTATATTTACTTAAGCGCTTACACCAAGTAAGTTGTATATATCCTCGGTGGATAGTCTTTCCAGCATTAGCTGCGCCGGCGTAGTTATATTTTTAAAATGAATATAATTGAGCAGAGAGGGTTTAGGGATGACGTTATTATCTATAGAGCCATCCCCTAGAGATACATTACCATCTGTAGATGCTCTAAGTGCTACTCTCGTAGGTTTACATACATAAAAAAAGCCATCAATCGTTGAGGTTATTGTGGTCTTCCCTTTCAAGGCCTTCGCTGGTACATATTTAATATCTCCAACAAGCATTGTTCTCTCTGGTGGATCAATTTGTGCTAGATTTAAAAATATATTGCACCCATATGATTCGCCTGCGTATTCTCCTGTAAACTCATAGTATCTGCCAGGATTTCTAACTACAAAACTTACAGCAGCTCTTACTTTATATGTACCGGGAAGAAGAAATATACTCCCCTCGTCTCTAATTATACTGGTATTAATAGGATATAGATTAGATATTGAATTCACTCCAACAAAATTAAAAGGTATAATGAAATTGTTAGTATTTTTTATAATGACCTCTTTTTCCAGTGTAGGGTCTAACTTATAATATAAAGATATATGCCCAGTAGTGCTTTCGGCAGGCACGAGAGCGCTTGCAGCTATAAAAAAGCTATCATTTATTTGATTTAATCTTTGAGTATTTAGCTCGACTTGAGCCCCGAATTCGCAGTTATAATTTTTAAACCTTATATCTTTTAACGATATAGTCCGCATTCCTTCGGGAGTATCGATAATAATTTTATCATTAGGATCGATTTCATTGAATGCGGGGATGCTATTAAATGTTATAGCGATAGAGTCGTTACTCATATCTATATTTATACTATTTTATACTAATTGAAATAATTTAAATTTTTATAATATAATTCAGTACTATTGTGGGCTGAACGTTATTATGTGCACCAGCGGCATCTAATGAAACTATACTCGTTGCCCCCACAGAAGCGCCCGCGCCGTTGCCAAGACCGGTTAATCTCGCTGATCCGCCACCGCCTTGGGTGTTATTGGCAATCGACGCGTATGTATAATGAAAGTGTGGAGCTATGCCGGATTCTGTCGCTAATAGTAGGTGACTTTGCGCTCCGCCAGTGGCGCCGAGAGTAGAGCCGTTTACACCGTTGGATACAGCGGCGGATAATCGTGAAGGCGACGGTGGAGGGACTGGTGCTGCGGGGGCAATATTATTACTCATCGTCTCGAGCCCAGCAACTACCCGCCCTCTTAAATCGGGCAAATTAAATGTTGTACCATCATCGGTGGGAGTGTACGTAGTTTTAATTACGCTATAGAGGTCGCTGTATGATGCTCTAGATATTGCGGACCCGTCACACAAGAGCCATCCTGAGGGTAGGGGGTTATCACTATTAACAAGGCCAGCGTAGGGTAATATAATTCCTGATGGGTAGATAGCACTCATATAGTTTATTTATTAGGTTTTAATAATATAGTTTAAGATTATTGTCGGTTGAACGTTATTATGCGGTACAGTCGCATCTTCTGATACAATACTTGCTGCGCCGACACGCGCACCTCCAGGACCTGCAAGTCGAGTTAACCTATCTTGCTGGCCAGTGGTTTGAGATACATCATTAGTCGCCGCGTATGTATAATGCTGGTGAATAGGTATACCTATTTGAGATGAAGTTATTAAGTGAGATTCAGAGCCGGTAGTTAGTCCATTTGATATCAAACCAGATAATCGATTTACTATGCCTCCGCCGACTCCGTCGAAATTATCCATATTATCAACTCCAGCTACAACCCGACCTCTTAAATCTGGAAGAGTAAATGTAGTACTAGTTATAGACCCAAATTGAGCTCGTATTATGTTAGATAGATCTGGATAATCAGATATATTTTTAACAGATCCGTCACAAAGAAGCCATCCATCTGGAGATGCAATACCCGCATAAGGAACTATAGATCCGGTCGGGAGGAATACTGGAGATGGAACGGTGGTGCTTTCTACCTCAAAGAGGGACTCAGCGAACCCGCCGATTTGGGAGTCTAAACCACTTAACCCCCCAAAACTGCTCCCGCTCGCAACAGACCTGCGAGCGACCGAAGGCGGGGATATAGCCGGCAAACAATTATCAGATAAAGATATAATAACTTTATCAATTATAACCCCGTTTGTATCTAATTTAAAAATAGAATTATACTGACTACTACTAGTCGCGTTAGTATTTGTTAATAGCCCGTACCACCCCGGGCCCGGGGTATTAAAGATAGAGTCTCGTATGTCGTGTATAGGGAATGCAAAGTTAGCGTCACTAATGTTAATAAATTTGACTGTATCTCCTATCTTGACATTGCCTCTATAGGCACTAGGCTCTGTAATATAGCATATACTACCCCTTACCGTAGCGAAGTAAGTATCTTTTTTTTCATATGGTAAAGAGTTAATCGTATACTGAGCTAGGGTTGGTTTATTTGTAGAGATTGTAAATATTTTTTGGGCCCATCCTGACTTATGAATAAGAGGCACTTTTGCTACGGCCCTTAACGGTTGTAGTAGAATATCTCTCGGGCTATCCTCTCTAGGTGAAAGTATATCTGTATCAGACAGTTTATCTAAATAAAATCTAATTTGATTAAATTTTGCGCGTTGGAAAAAATTTGCTAATGAAGCAGAGAGTAATCTATTATCTAGATTCTCTAAACTATCATCTAATGGGTATGTACCGGAATTATTAATACCTGAATATAAATTGCCGAGAGTATATAGTTTAACACAGTATTGACTATTACCATCAGCATAAAAATAACCGTTTAAATTTAAAGTAATGCTATTACCTGCGACTGTAAAAGTAGTTGCACCGGTACCGTTTATTATTGCTCGCTCCGACGGCAATAGCTGAACAAAAGACATATAAGACCAAACGGGCTGTTTTTCTTTTAGCCTTTCTGTTTTGAGCGGATCTTCAATAGTATTAAAAATAAAATCTAACATCTCATTGTAGCTAGAGAAAGTGCTGGGTATATTTCTTACAGGAACTGTGTCTATCTCAGGGGACAATGTTATACTCGCATTTAATTTATATGTGCCCTTCGGCATAGAAATAATGCCAGTTTGGAGCGCTATTTGGTTATTGTTACAGCCGGGCTGAAACCCCCCAGCTGTTGAGTTATTTACGGACGCGCTATCAAAGTTAATTATATTATTTGCTTTAGAGAATGGCGACGGAGTATCCACGTTAGTTGTAATATACTCTTTATTTTGCAGCTGTACTAGAGATGTATATTTATTTAAATCTACAGTATAATTATTTTTCGTGGATGTGGTAATTTTAGATAATATTTCATTTAATTTAATTATAGCTAGAGCATTTAAATCACCGACCTGCGCGGAATCCTCTAATAGAGATTGCCGAAAATTGATTTGTCTTGTTCGGATATAGATGTTATCAAAATCAAGTAAAAAACTACCTTTACGATTTCTTTCAATAATAATCTTCTCCCCGGATTTAAAATCCCGCTGGATAGGTAAATCATTTATCGTTGGTACATTTGATTTCATTAAAAAATTTAATAAAATAGTTTACAGGGGGGTAAATTACTTATTATATATATTTATATTATTTTATATTAATCGAAACGAATACCATTTATTAGGTTTTAATAATATAGTTTAAGATTATTGTCGGTTGAACGTTATTATGCGGTACAGTCGCATCTTCTGATACAATACTTGCTCTACCTACACTCGCGCCTCCAGGGCCTGCAAGTCGAGTTAACCTATCTTGCTGGCCAGTGTTTCGTGCTACATCATTAATCCCCGCGTATGTATAATGCTCGTGCTGAGGTATACCTATTTGAGATGAAGTTATTAAGTGAGATTCAGAGCCGGCTGTAGATCCAATAGATGTATAACTTAATCGCTCAGCAGCACCGCCTCCAATCCCAATAATATTATCCATATTATCAACTCCAGCTACAACCCGACCTCTTAAATCTGGAAGAGTAAATGTAGTACTAGTTATAGGTCCAAATTGAGCCCGTATTATATTAGATAGATCTGGGTAATCAGATATATTTTTAACAGATCCGTCACAAAGAAGCCATCCATCTGGAGATGTAATACCCGCATAAGGAACTATAGATCCGGTCGGGAGGAATACTGGAGATGCTGATAATGTAGGGGCAAATAAACTATCGCCAAACCCAGACTCTTCCTGTATATATACAGGCACCGGGGGGCATTTTTTTGTTGTAGATATAATCCATCTGCGAGTGATTACACCGTTTGCATCTACTCTAAAGATGGTATTATAGAAATCATTTACCTGCTTTTTTATATCTGACACTAGACCGTACCAGCCGGGATCGAGTATACTCAAGCTTGGATCTCTAATATCATAACGACTAGAATATCTACTTACATTCCCATCTCGATCGGGTATCTGACTAATATATCTAACACTATCACCGACTTTAGCATACCCTTGATAGGATCCAGGCTCGGTAATATAACATTTAAATTCTCCTAAATAATCCCCGACCCCCGCTCGGTATTCAAAAGGTAACTTTTCGATTGTAGTTCTATTGAAGGGTATGCTATTAGTATTCGGAGCTCGCAACTTATTTACCCATCCTGCCTCATATATTAATGGTACGTGCAGAATATTAATAGGCTGTAGGGATCTCAATGGAGAGTCTATTTTTGGTGACAGAGCATCTATATCTGATATTTTTTCGATTGTTATTCGAGTTTGGGTAAATTTAGTTCTATTAAAAAAATCGCTAACCCTCAACTTTATTCGATCTATTTGATCATTAGTGGTGTCTTGATTGTATGTATTACTAATAATACCTGGGCATAGTTCCCCGAGAGCATGCACCCTTAATCCATACTGCTGTATGGTCTCATTATAAAAATACCCGTTGAGATCGAGAGTGATGCTTCCTCCGACAACATTAAATGTTGTACATCCCGTACCATTTAATATAGTTTTCTCTGGAGAGGTGAGTCTATCAAACGATAAATATGACCATACTTGTTGTTGTTTTTTTGCGAGACTTACAATATCTGATTGCTCAATGGGAGTTTCTAATCCATCTCGATCTAAAAGACCGTACCCACTAAGAGTATTAAGATTTATACCAAACAAGGGTAGCGCATAATCGTATGCGGGATTAACTCCCGACTCTTTAAGGGAATTTAATAAATCTTTTTCTCGTAATGTAGATATCTGATCTAGAGAAGTATATTTTTGATAATCACTAACATCCTCTTGAATTTCAGGAGATAGGGTAATACTAGCTCCTATTTTATATGTACCTTTAGGCAAATTAATGACCCCTTTATCTATAATAACGTTATTACCATCACAGCTATTTTGATCTATAGCGGAAAGGGCCGCATTATTTTGATTAATTGAGAAATTATTTGTAAGTATAAGATTATTTTTGCCTGTAATTTTTTTATTCGTACCCTTAATGGGTTGGGTATAAATGGAAGAGCTAGCAGATTGAGTATCCGTAGAAATATCTGTCGTATCAGATATGTATGAAACGGGCCTTTTGCTTGATAGGCTATTAACGTTATTAACTAATTTAATATACTCGCTTTTAGCTAAATTTAAAATTTGCGAAACCTGATTTGAATCAGTGGATAAATCTCCCCGAAATGTAATCTGATCAGTTTTTATAAATATTCGATCAAAGTCGGCGACTTCTGGGAAATATGTAAATTCATTTCTAATATCAACTGGCAAGGGATATCTATATATTATTATCTTATCCCCAGATTTAAAATCTTGAGTTATAGGTAGATCATTAATAGTTGGGATATTCGAAGACATACATTCTATCTACTTATAAACGTTCTCTTCTTATTACCATACTCAGACGCGCCCAGCAGCTGGTAATTACCGTGGAAATCGATAATTTTGTTAGATTCTATCTTAATGAATGTATCAAACGTAATACCAACTAATGGCTCTATAACATATGGCGTACTATCGAGAGACACTACCCCATACCAGCCATCCTTTAGAGAAAATAAATCAAAGTTATATACTTCAATAGGGTTATAGTAATTAGTAATATAGTTTTTTGATATTATTTCCCCGTATCCTTTATCAAATTTTATATCTTTTGAGCTATTTTCAATAGAGACAGGAGTATATTGTTGTATATCTAAATTTTTAGCAAATATATAGCTGCCCTCTTTTAAGACCCCGTTTGGAGAAGGGGTAAATGATTGGATATCGCCAGACCATGCTGTCCATGTTAGGTTACCATCAGCCAGTGGAGATTTTCCAAGCGCATTATCTGTATAGCTATCTAAAAATCTAGGGGTTATATTTTCTCTGTATCTCTCTCGCCAGGAGCTATATATTTGGTATCTTCGGCAAGCCGCGGCCATCCAATAAAACTCTACGTTAGGTCTCCATGCCCGGGGATCAGTTCTGCTCGTTGGCCGGTTTAAAATAGTTGATCTTATCGCTTCATATGGATTCGAGACACTAACACTACTAACCTCGTCTAAAATACCGGGATAGTCGAGATTAGACTCCCCCTCTATATTATCCCAAGACCACCCATCTACGTAAAATAAAAATCCAGAAAAATTAAAGACTTGGCTAGACGGTATATCGCTATATTCTGGTATAGTAGAAGTTTTTATATAGTTTTTCTGGCTCATATTTATCTCGCGTTATCGGGGAAGCTTCTTCCCGGTCCCCATATAATTCTTACTGCTCCATTACCCCCGTGTTGTTTTGATATACTACGACCGATAGTAGCGCCCATAAATTCCCCTTTACCACCACCACCGCCGCCATAGTTAAATCCAAATGAATCACGATCGGTAAGGTCTATGCCATCGTGTAAATTTCTTGAGCCAGTACGGCCTGATTTACCGTTGGCTCTTGAAGGCGGGGCATTGCCCCCGGCGCCATCTACTCCTTTTCCAAATAATCCGACGCCACCGCCCCCACCCCCAGCAGTACCGGTTCCTTTACCACCGGAGCCTCCTCCGCCACCCCCGCCCTTGCCATCTCCGCCGTTAGCTCCAAAATTACCACCACGACCACCATCCCCCGTATACCCTCCTGCGCCGCCGCCTCCGCCGCCGGCAGTTGCATCTTCAGGAGTGGCTCCCGTGCCGCCGCGGCCGCCGTCGCCGCCGCCGACGAGTATTGATCTGGTGCTTGAACTCCCTCTGTTCGGAGGCTGGGTTGTATTATATGCTCGGCCCCCATGGCCCCCGGATGCTCTAAATACAGTGCGGCCAGCATATGTTATTTCTGTGTCCCCTCCATCTGTACCGTCCGTATCTAAATTATCGATATTCGATCTATAAGAGGTTCCTCCAGCACCTACATCAATTGTTAATATCGATCGGGGGGTTACCTTAAAGTCATTTCTCCACCTCAAATCGCCCCCATTGCCTCCATTCGGCACCCTATCATTAGTCGCGGCGCCTCCGCCGCCACCGCCTACCGCTACAATGGATATTGTATTTACATTTTCAGGCACCTTCCATTTAAATTTACCAGGGGTACTAAATGTTTTCTGCCCGCTAGGCTCTGGCGCTCTTGTTGGAGTTACGATATCAGGATCAGGGTTGATAAGGATAGGGGGATCGACGATCGTCGGGGAAATAGGAATAACGGGTCGCCCGGTGAGAGGCGGCGCGATAATAAATTTGCTCTCCGGCCCCGTTACATCGAACTCAAACGGATTATTTGTTACTTTTTCAAATATGAGTTGTATAGGGTTGTAGAGAGCGGGAGGCAAATCCGTGTCGTTATCTGGATTTGTATAGCCGACAACATAGGACCCTGCTGTATGTATTTTAAATCTTATATTTGATGGCTCGCATAATGATATATAACCATACATATATGTTGTATGGGTTGAATCAATCTCATAATTATTGGCTTGAAACGTCTCCCATTCAGACTGCGTACCACACCAAGTCGATGGAGAGGCTGTAATAGTAATTTCAGGAGCGTGGGTGATAATAGGAGTACTAACTAAGAGCGACTGGGTTGGTAGATTATTCTTAAAAAGTTCTAAAACTAAATATCCTCTATTGCCATTACCGGTAAATTTACCGGTCGGTAAGAGTCTGCCGGCAGGTCCAGATTGAGTAAATGACCCTACACACTCTACTTTATAAATGCCTGTAGATAAATTAATATAGTTTTCAGATACTGGCCCGTCGCCAATTGACATATCCTTACTAGTTTCTATACTATTATCTATTTCTACCGGCTGTATTGTACTAACTTGAAAGAAATTTAAGGATAAATCTGTAGTAGCGACGCCCTCCTGGCCGATAGTTAATCCAGTAGAATTAGTATATTCCTTATAATATAAACAAAGAATTTCCGGAACATTAACAGTAGATAATCTATCTTCGACATAATCAATTATATCGCCAGAGATTTCTTGAGTTAGTAGGATGTTATCATCTAAATCATTTGCAATCTCAAAATTGCTTTTATCGAAAATTAAATTTCCAAATTCTGTAGTTACGGTTCCTTTTGATGCTGTCTCAACAATAATTCTATCAGTTTCACTGATTGCAGAATTTATTTCAGGCAAGGCTCGTCTTAAATTACCAGTAGACATCAATTTTATTTATACAAAAAAGTTGATATATATACTTACTATATTATTATATTTGTATGGCAGATAAAGTAGGAATCGCGTTTATTACTTGTAATAGAGAAGACTTTTTAAGGCAATCGGTAGACTCTTTTAGAGAGGATATATCCAATCTCAATGACCCGTATGTCATTATTGTAAATGACGGAAAACCGTTGCAGGGAGACTTTAAAAATGTTTTTACCAATAAGAAAAATTTAGGGGTAGGTAAAACAAAAAATATCGCTATCAAAAAACTCTATGAAAAAGGGTGCGATCATATTTTTATAATTGAGGATGATATTATAAAAAATAACGGAAGCGATAAGAATGTTTTTGAAGAATATATAAAGTACAGCCGATCTACCGGGATACAGCATTTTATGTTCGGCTATCACGGGCCGGCAAATAAGGGAAATATATCTAAGGGCTCTCCTCTTCCGCGCTCTATATTTGAATATTCAGATGAAATAAGAGTGCTTCTGAATCTTCATTGCGTGGGCGCGTTTTGTTATTATTCTGCTCGGTGTATTAGTAAGGTTGGCTATATGGATGATGGCTATCATAATGCTTTCGAACATGTGGATCATTCATATATGGTTGCTAAGGCAGATATGATACCAGGATATTGGTGGTGGCCGGATATTGATAAGAGTTATGAATTACTCGATGAAATAAAATGCAGTGAGGAATCATCTACTATAAGACCAAGAAGTGATTGGAAGGAAAATATTATGAAAGGGGCGGAATATTTCTATAAGAAGCACGGTTATAGGCCTGCGTGGGATAACTTCGTGCCGGATCAATCAGAGCAAAAAATAAAAGAGCGGCTAATTGATATATTTAAAAAATATAGTGTTGATTTGAATTTGTACGAAGCTTAAATAAAAAATATGGAAGAACTACCTTGGACCTGGAAACTTGATAAATCATACGAAAACGGTATTGTAGACGCAACAATACATTCATGTGATAATAAAACGCAATTTAACGTAAGAGGAATTCCCGGAAAGATTGTAGATGGGTTTGTAGCGTTGCTGACCAGTTCCTATAAATGGGGCTGCTCAGAGGTTGCCGATCGAGGGCCCTCTGAGGAATTAAATGAGTTGCGAGAGCAAAAGATTCGCGATGCTCAAGCAATCGGAGGCCTCAAGGGTACTATTACTAGGCTTAAAAACAAGTATGGGGATGGTATTGATGGTATTGAATGAGTATTCAAGATAAAATTGCATTTATATCGCATATAAAAATTGATAATAGCCTGAGAGAAAAAAATATTAGGTCTATAATTAAATTTTATAAATCTAACTTTAAAGGGAGCGAATTTATAGGTGTCGAGGAATCCTCATCTGGAGTACAGCCTGATTGGTATAAAGATTGGGATCAGTATATTACAATAAGCAGTGAAGATTATACCCGCAAAACATATTGTTATAATTTAGGGGCCCAACAAACAAAAAAAGATATACTAGTATTTTTAGATGTAGATATTATTGTTAACCCTATTTTTTTACTAGAAAATATTAACAATCTCTATAATAGCGGCGAGCTTGAATGTTTAATTGGGTATAATGGGGCAGCAATTTACCTAAATAGTAATGGTGAGTCTGATTTTTTAAAATCCAATAATATAGAGGATTTATACTCTAAGATAAAGGGTCTAAAAAATACTAATGATTCAAATGAATATGGTATTCTAGGCAATACTCAGGCAGTCGGAGGGTGTTTAATACTTACTAGAAAAACGTTTAACCTCATCAATGGATTTAATCCATTTTTTAAAGGGTGGGGATATGAGGATAATGAAATAATTTCGAGAGCTCATCGCCTAGGTGTTAATGTACTAAAGAGCAATATCTCAAATGACTACCTGTTTCACCTACCTCACAGTAATTTAGCAGAGAATAAATCTCATCACAGCTTTTATAAAAATAATGAAGCTATAGTACAGTTTGTCGAGTCTTTAGAAAAAGAACAACTTAAAAGGTATATTAAACAATGGTAAAGGTAAATATAAGAGATAAAAATTTTGGTGGCGAGCCCTCATCTTGCCATAAGGGCGTAAATAAATACGTACAGTGGGAATTCAATAACAACCCGGTTAGTAAGAGTTGTTTTATAACAGATATGTGCCTACCGGATGTATTAAAAGCTAGCGGTGTACAACGAAAAATTGCTTGGATTCTCGAGCCGAGAGCAATCCATTCACAATGCTACGAATGGATTGAGCAGAATAATAAATTATTTGATTTTGTTTTAACTTTTGATACTGATCTTATTGACCGTGGGGAGAATTTTTTATATTACCCGCACGGTCGCTGCTGGATAAACGGAGATCCTATTTCTTCCAATAAAACAAATTTATGCTCTATTATTGCTTCTGGCAAAAATTTTACTATAGGGCATCAACTTAGACACGAAGTAATACAAAAAAACTATAGCGGGCTAGATGTATTTGGGTATGGTTATAAGCCTATAGAAGATAAGCGAGAAGCTTTAGATGAATATAAATTTTCAATTACTATTGAAAATTCCATTCAGCGAGGATATTGGACCGAAAAAATCGTAGATTGTTTTGCTACTAAGACGATACCCATTTTTTGGGGCGATAAATCTATTTGTGATCATTTTGATAAAGATGGTATTATTTTCTTTGAAGATATCAACTCTTTAGAAGCAATACTCGACGATATTAAAATTAACGGCGATAAAATCTACAATGATAAGCTTGATGCTATAAATGGAAATTATGATATTGTCGAAAAATATCGCATTCCGGAAGATTGGGTGTATATTAATTATCCATTTTTATTCAACTAATAAATAATCGGGGACCGAAAAAATGAAAAAACGAGCTCTCATTAAGCAACCTGCCGGTATCGGTGATATATTTTTCTGTCAAAAGATAGCAAAAAAAATACAAGATCAAGGGTATGAAATTATTTGGCCTGTTATTCCAGAATTTTTATGGATTAAAAACTATATTGATGGTATAGTCTTTTGCGATATAAATGAACAAAGGCCTTTTGAGTATGATATAATATTTTCCCTTGAAGACGCAGATAAGCTATTTCCAAATATATCAGTTATGGAAGCTAAGTATAAATTAGCGGATCTTCGCTGGGACAACTGGGGCGATCATTTTAAATTTAATCGCAACGTTGATGGAAAAGAAGATGCTCTGTTTTATGATGTTTTAAAGTTGACGGACGATTCAAAATATGCGTTAAAAAATTTCCATTTTGCATCGCCACCGCATGAGCAAATTTGTGAAGCTGCTAGGCAGGCCAATATAAATGGATTGCAAGAAATTTGCATGTCTAATATTGTTGGATTTACCCTGCTAGACTGGTCAAAGGTTATTGAGCGAGCTCAAACAATTCACACTGTTGAAACATCAATCAACTATATTATTGAAAAAGTGAATACAACTAACGATTTACATATGTATTCTAAGTGGAATCCAGCAAACTTTTTTCATATAAAAAACCTTTTTAAGAAACCTTGGATATATCATGCTTGATTTAAACAACGTCACTTTAATAATTATTGAGCCAGTAAATTCGGATGATGCAGTAAAAACTCTCGATATTTGCTGCCAAGGTATTAAGTTCGGCTCGAGTAAAATTTTTACTGCATTAAAACCAGAGAGGCCGTGCACCCATCAACTAGTTGAAATCTCGCAATTTAATTATGAAGAATATAGTCAGTTTGTTGTGAGAGGCCTCGCAGACGTAGTTGATACAGATTTTTGCTTGATTGTACAGACGGATGGTTTTGTAATTAATGCAAACAAATGGACAGATGAATTTTACAACTATGATTATATCGGCGCGAAGTGGAACAGAGGCAGGTTAATGCATCAATGTCAGTGGATACATCCCCACATTAAGCAGCAAGGCATAGAAAAAATTAATACTGTAGGTAATGGAGGATTCAGCCTGAGAAGCAAAAAATTACTAAATTTGTGCGCAACTGCTCCGGAGCAATTTACAGGGCCTGAGGATGCCTATGTGTGCAACAACAACAAGGAGTATTTTGAATCATTTGGTATAAAATACGCTCCAGAGTACATTGCAGATATATTCTCTCAAGACCCATTAATAGATAAATCAGCAACTTTTGGATTTCACGGTAATAAAGGATTAATTCATGATTATTCTCTATAGAGCATCAAACTATGAGTTGGAGAGAGGAGCATTTAAATCCAACAGACCCTTTTGGTTTAGCAAGCAGAAGTGCTTCAAGAGTATAATGGATGCCTTTCATGCGTCCTATATACTTGACGGTCAACATGAAATGCATGTAGTTTTAGATGGACCGCGTGGCGAACTTTCAGAATATATTGAATCATTTAAGCATGTAAACATAAGACAGATAAATGCAAACGGAAATGCGGCATGTCTTTCTCATGTATATGATATTTACTTAAATGAATTTAGTAACCGAGATGTATATTTTGTTGAGGATGATTATCTGCATTTACCGAATAGTATCGATTTAATATCTGAAGGCGTAAATAGCTTCGATCTTGTTACAGGATATGATCACACGGATAGATATACGCGTACAGATGATAATACATATCGTCAAGAATCTATCGTACTTGGTAAAACATGTCACTGGAGGACTGCGGAAAGTACAACGTGTACGTGGGCAACTAAGGGCGGGGAGTGGGGCAACCAGCTGATAAAAACTGCAAAACATTACTTACTTGAAGATAGAGCATTTTTTAGGCACTTGATAAGTTCTGAAATAAGACTATATATACCTATGCCAGGATGTACAACTCACATGAACGCTTGTCAGCTTTCCCCATATACGGATTGGCAATCATTTAACGAAACGTTATGAAAATTTTAATAACAGGCAAATGAAATTCAAACTACGTAGTTGAAGAGACAGGCCTGGGCCGCAATATTATAATAATTTATGAACCTACTGGAATTAGCTGACAAATACCTTACCGACAAGGGTACTAATTTTTTTGATAAAGCGCCGGGAGCGGGGCATATGTATGCTCCTGTGTATGATTTGTTTCTCTCCCATTTGAGAGATAAATCAATCAACTTGCTTGAAATAGGAGTTGCAAAAGGAGCATCATTATGCATGTGGCAGGAATATTTTAAGAATGCTACAATTGTCGGTCTCGATATTACACTCGATCACGTTGATAAATCTAGACCGTTGGGGGTTGAGGGTGGAGGATGGCCAGATCTAGATACAATTGTGTTAAAGCAAGGCAGTCAAGTTGATGCAAATGTTTTAGATAATATTTTTAATGAGTATAAATCATTTGATGTAGTAATTGATGATGGTAGTCATTTTAACGAGCATCAGCAATTTACCTTCAAGCACATTTGGCCAAAATTAAGATCTGGGGATATTTACATAATTGAAGACATACACTACGAAAAGCAAAATGAAAATTCCACACTAAACTCTATTTTTAAAATTATGCTCAATAGCGACTCGTTTGAGTGCCAATTTATGAATGTTCTTTATACAGATGCTAATAGCTTGACCTGCATCCTCAAAAAATAATTATGAGAAAAGTTTACGATTGTTTTACATTTTTTAATGAGCTGCATCTTCTAGAGCTTAGACTTAATGAATTAAACAGTGTAGTAGATAAGTTCGTTATAGTTGAAGGAGAGCAAACATGGCAAAATAAAGATAAGGAACTTTATTTCGCAAAAAACAAACACATCTTTGATAATTTCGCAGATAAAATTATTCATATAGTTGTACCTGCTGCAGAATCTCAAAATAACTCATGGGATAATGAATCCCATGCTTTTAACTGTATTGCTCGAGGTTTAAATGATGCCGCCGACAATGACCTTATTATGGTAAGTGCAGTTGATGAAATCCCAAAGCCTGCCCGCATTAGCGAGTTGTATCAATCCCTTGATACAGATGTACATTTTTTGCAACAGCTCTATTATTTGTACTTCAATACAAAATTTGGTGAAGCGAGTACGGATTGGCCCGGTACATATGTATGTCCGTGGAAACTGCTAAAATCCAAAAGCAGCATATACGATGCAGCAATAAGATCGCGAAATACAATTGCATTTGTTGCAGATGGTGGTTGGCATTTTTCATATACAGGCGGCCCAGAGTTTATTTTTAGTAAATTGCAAAGTTTTGCTCATACAGAGTGGGTACATATGACAATACAAGATATTCAAAAACGTTTTAATACTCTGTCAGATCCAATTGAGAGGTCAAGTGGTATGAAATTTCGGGGATACGATACATTGGATAATATGCCGTCAACTGTCCAGAACAATATGCGCCGCTATTCACAGTACTTTATTAATATATGAAAATCTTAATCATTGGAGGTACTGGCTATATTGGAAGCAGATTATTTTTCGATCTGCATCAAAAATATTCAATAGATACTATCGATCTAGAATGGTTTGGCAATGTATCTAACAACAAAAATATTAAACAAGATTTTGCGCACATTGACGAATCTTTTATTTTAAATTATGATGCTATTATTTTGTTAGCCGGTCATTCAAGTGTAGGTATGTGCATTGATAATATGATGCCTACATTTAATAATAATGTCAGAAACTTTTGCTCATTGTTGCAAAAAATTTACAATATATTAAATCAAAAACGGGTCAAATTTATATATGCGAGCAGCTCAAGTGTATATGGAAGTTGTCATGATAGAATTTCCCTAGAGTCTGATGCTTTTTTTTCGCCCCACAACTATTACGATCTTTCCAAACAAGAGATTGATTATTACTCAGCAATAACAAAAGACATAGAATATTATTCCCTGCGCTTCGGTACAGTTTGTGGGTGGTCAACAAACATACGAAATGATATCATGATAAATGCCATGTACAGATCATTTAAAGATTCCAACAAAATATTTTGCATGAACCAGTCTAATTATAGGCCTATCTTAGATATTAGCGATTTATCTGCAGCAGTTGAGACTATTATCACAAAAGGTAATTCACAAAAGAGAGGTGTATATAATCTAGTTTCTTTCAACAGTACTATTGGCGATATTGCCATTAAAACAGCAGACGAGCTGGGCTGCGAGCTGGTGTACGAAAATTCTGGAGGAAACAGTATATATAGTTTTTCTGCATCAAATGAAAAATTTTGCAATACATTTAATTTTAATTTTAGGGGCAGCATTAAAGCCATAATTGATAGTTTAAAAAATCCGCAAGCCGACTATATAATGTCAGGAAGAAGCAACAAAGTTAGTTATGATTGAGAATATTAAATGCTGCAGACTATGCAAATCTCCTAATATACAGAATGTGGTTTCATTTGGAGAATGCGCGCTTGCTAACTCCTTTCCACTCTCAAAAGAAGAGACACAAGCTACATACCCACTAACTGTTGTAAGATGTAATGAATGTTTTCATATTCAGCTGAAAGAAACAATTGATCCTAAATATTTATTTGAAAATTATCTTTATTCCAGCTCTGATTCACCATCACTCTTAACCCATTTTAAAAATTATGCATATTCAATTGCGCAAAAATTTATAAATTATACCAATCCTAAAATACTTGAAATTGGATGCAATGATGGTGTTCTATTAAACGCGATTAAGTGTATGGGGTACAGTAACTTGATTGGGGTTGATCCAGCGACAAACATTGTAAATAGAGCTTCTAAGATAGATGGTGCAATCATTTACAATGACTTTTTCAATAAAACAGTGGCTGATAAAATTGTTAAAAATCATGGGTGTATAGATGTTATATGTGCAAATAATGTATTAGCGCATGTAGATCAACTCGACAGCATCATGGAGGGCATTGAAAGTTGCTTGAGTAGCGAAGGCATTTTGGTGTTTGAAAACGCTTATCTGCTCGATACTATCAAAGGGTTATACTTTGATCAGGTATATCATGAACATTTGCAGTATTTTAGCATAATACCACTCATCAAATACTTAGCCAAATATAAGCTCAAAATTTTTGATATTGAGATGGTAGATACTCAGGGAGGTTCTTTTAGAATTTTTGCACAAAAGCAGCTGACCGGTAAATTTGATAGTAGTAAAGCGGTGGACGCGGCTATAGAAGCAGAAAATAGCTTCAATCTGCATGAGATGAGCACTTATACCAAATTTGTTAATAAGCTCTCAGAGCTTCACACAGAGTTTGTAAGTCTTATTAAATCTCTCAAGCAGCAAGGCAAGACTATTAGCTGTTATGGTTGCCCGGCAAAATTTGCTTTGTTTAGTAAATTTTTTAATCTCAATGATGATATAATTGAGTATGTTGTTGATGATGCATCGCTCAAACAGGGAAGATTTTCGCCTGGCGCAAAAATTAAGATTGTTAATAGAGATTATTTTTATGCAAATCCAACAGATTATTGTATAATTTCTGTATGGAATATGGCAGACTCAATTATTAAAAACAATAAACAATATACAGGAAAGTTTATTCTGCCAATGCCTGTTGTTAAAATAATATAGTCTTTAAAATATATTTATGATTAGTAATACATGGATGTCGAATTTTGGAAATAATATGTTTCAGTGGGCTGTATCGTATGCTGTAAGCAAAAAGACGGGGTTTGAATTGTTTAATTCAGACTGGGGCGGAGCTAGTAATGATAGTACACCGAGCGGGAATGGAATAGAAATTTTTAATCTACCACCTAAAACTCAAACTTCAAATGTTTGTCATCATTGTTTTATGGATTCTAGCTGTGCAGAACAAACGTTTAATCCAGAAATTTTTAATGTCGCTGATAATACTCTGCTAGAAGGATATTTTCAAACAGATAAATATTTTATTGATTGCAGAGACGATATTCTCAATTTTTTTACCTTTAAAGATAAAACTATTGATGAGAGAGCTATTAACTTCTTAAAAAGCTTTAATAAAAAAGCGGTTATTTGCGCACACAGCAGAGAGGGGGATTATTTAGCGGGAGACGGGTTTCCAATTCCTAATGATTGGTATTTTAAGAGAGCTGTTGATAAAATTTTAGAAATAAACAACTTAAGCAAAGAGGATGTTGGCATTGCATTCATATCGGATAATAAGAATAGCGATAGGGCTAATATATTAATTAATGAAGGGTTTGATATTAAGGTATCGCCCTTTGATGTGGAAGATAAACTTCTAGATTTAAGTATTATGAAGAATGCCCACCATTGTATCACTGCCGCATCTAGTTTTTCATGGTGGGGAGCATGGCTTAATAGAAATTCTCCAACAATTATATCTCCAATGTATTGGTTTAATTATCATAAAAATACAACAGTTTGGTCGCCACAAGATATTGCTATGTCTATTCCTAATCAACATTTTCTTAATAATGAATAACATAAAATTACATTTAGGCTGTGGCAATAAGCACATTGATGGCTATACTAATATTGATGTTAGGTACATTCCAGGCGTCGATGCTGTCGACAACATTAAATATCTCAGAAGCTATAAACTCTCCTCTGTAAGTACTATATATGCATCTCATGTTCTTGAGCATTTTTCTCGTTGGGATTATAAAGATGCTCTTAAAAGATGGTATGAAATTCTCGCGCACGGCGGCATTCTCAGAGTTGCAGTGCCAGATTTTAAAGCAATAGTGGAATATTATATTGAGACCGGAAATTTAAATGCTATACGAGGCCTGATGTACGGCGGGCAGGACTATAATGAAAATTTTCATTATTGGTGTTGGGATTTTGAACATCTTAAAAAAGACCTCTTAGATGTAGGGTTTTCTTTTGTAGAACGTTATGACTGGAGAGACACAGAGCACTCAAGCATAGATGATTTTAGTCAATCATATTTACCACATCTTGAAAAAGAAACAGGTAGACTCATGAGCCTAAATATTTGCGCAAAAAAATGATTTTCAATTTACATAGCATTATTGAAAAATATAATATAAAGCTTGAAAATATTATACATGTAGGGGGACATGTTGGTACAGAGATAGAATTATATAAAGAAATAAATAAAGAATGTTGTATTCAAATATTTGAACCTACCCCGGAGTCATACGAGCAACTTCTTAAAGCCGCTGCTAAATACTCCAAGGTTTACCCACATAACGTTGCATTAGGAGATACTGAGAGTGTTATGACGATGCATGTAGACTGCGCGTCTAAAATGTCTAATTCTCTACTAAAACCAAAGGTTCATATTATACAATATCCGCATATAACATTTGAAGAGGAGATTGAAGTTCAGGTCAAAACTCTTGATAGTTATCAATTAGATAGTACATATAATTTTTTAAATATCGATGTACAGGGATTCGAAGATAGAGTACTGAGGGGAGGTATTAATACGCTCAAAAATATAAAATATATAATAATTGAAGTTAACAATCAAGAACTATATGAAACAGGTGTACTTTATGATGAGCTTGATGAATTTTTAAGATCGCAAGGGTTTGAATGCAAGGAGATTGATTGGGCTGGAGGTACTTGGGGAGATGCGTTTTATATGAGATCGAATTAAAAAAAGTTGCCATAAAAAAAATATATATTATCTTTAGTATGAAAAAATATTTTATGAGCTATGGTACCTCGCACACTTGTCACGGCAATCTCCGTGATATGTGTGCTAAAAGTTTTTTACATTTTAATAATTTTGATTCTTATTTTCTTTTAGATGAAAAATCTATAAAGGAGGGCTATTATCAAAAGCATATTAACATTTTTTCGCAAAAAAGAGGGGCGGGTTATTGGCTATGGAAGCCTTATCTTATTGATAGAATATTATCTACTATGGAGGAAAATGATATTTTAATGTATTGTGATTCTTGTATAAGTCAAATTAATGATTTGAGCGAGGTATTAGCTTTAGCATTTAACAGACATATTATTACCTTTATAATAAATGATGGTATGAGTGATGAACGAGAGGTATGTAAGAGAGATGCTCTAATTTTGACTGATAGTGATAATGATACTATGTGGAGCGAGCCTATACCAGGCCAATTAGGGGCTAGTTATATATTTTTTCGTAAAACTCCTAGCACTGTTAATATAGTAAAAAAATGGCTAACTTTCTGCGAAGACGAAAGAATTCTTACCGATAAAGAAAACGTAATGGGCAAACCTAATTATCCAATGTTTGTAGATCATAGACACGATCAATCGGTACTTAGCTTGCTTTGTAAACAGAATAATTTGGCGCCCATATACGATATTACTCAGTATGGTAATGATTATAGAAAAGAGTCGTGGGGACAGCTGTTACACCATGGTAGATAAGTGTTGATTTATCATTTATATCGTGTATATTTATTTATGAAGCAGAAGACAGCGCTAGTTTTAGGGGCCGGTGGGTTCATTGGCAATCATCTTGTAAATAGATTAAAAAGAGAAGGCTATTGGGTTCGCGCAGTCGATATTAAAAAGCCTCAATATCAAGAATCGATAACAGATGATTGCGTATGGGGCGATGAAGCAGATTTACGTAAAGTGTCCAATGTTAGCCGAGTTATAGTCGGCCCTAATCAGGCACATATTAACGATCCGGAGAATTCTTTTGACGAAGTTTATCAACTTGCTGCAGACATGGGGGGAGCAGGTTATATTTTCTCCGGCGAGAACGATGCCAACGTAATGCATAATTCTGCAACTATAAATTTAAACGTAGCAAATCAAGCAGCATTAAAAGGGGTTAAGAAAGTGTTTTACTCCTCAAGTGCTTGTATGTATCCGGAACATAATCAACTCGATCCCTCTAATCCTAACTGCGAAGAATCCTCGGCATACCCCGCAAATCCGGATTCAGAGTATGGATGGGAAAAGCTCTTTAGTGAACGACTATATCTGGCGTATGCGAGGAATTACGGGCTCAATGTTCGGATTGCAAGGTTCCATAACATATATGGTCCATTAGGAACTTATGATGGGGGAAAAGAAAAAGCTCCCGCGGCAATTTGTAGAAAGGTTATTCAATCAAATGGGGACATTGAAATTTGGGGCGATGGTAACCAAACAAGGTCATTTTTATATATTGATGAATGTATCGAGGGTATTAGGCGTCTAATGAATTCTGAGTTTACTGGCCCTGTAAATATTGGTTCGGATGAAATGGTAACTATAAATGAATTGGTTGCCCTAGCTGAAAAAGTAGAGGGTAAAAAACTTACAAGAAAATATAAACTCGACGCCCCTCGAGGAGTACCTGGTCGCAACTCTTGTAACAAGCTAATAAAAGAAAAATTAGGATGGTCCCCGAACTTTTCGCTTGAAAAAGGTATAGGTATAACTTATAGTTGGATTAAAGAACAACTATGATTATTAAAGATATAAAACTCTACGACGGTGCGTTAATCCATAAAAGATTTGCATATAAATACTTCCGAAACCATACCCTACCTATTGGTAATATTGTCGCATTTAGAGCGCCTATGGATGTTTCTATTGACAATATGATTGACCAGGAGGATGTTTTGCAGAATGATACAATTGTTAGCGATGATGCTATTAACTTTTGCTGGGAAATCCCTAACCTTTGTCCGAAGGGCGCGGTAGCGTTTCAGCGATTGCTTAATACTCAAATCGCTAATGTTCTGTCTCTTAACTATTTAAAGAAGCCTATCGAAGTGAGGGGGGATGATTTAATGGTTATAGACGATTTTACCGGCAGCGATAATCAACTTCGCGATAAGGGTAAATGTAGTGTTTCTATAACCTATGCGAAAGATAATGTCGCTATTGGCCACACGGGTATCAATGTATCGGCTGGAAGAAAAGCGCCTCCGTTCGCATATTCAACAAATCTTAGTGATGAAGATTGCACTAAATTTATGAATGATGTCATTCAAATTTTTTACTCTATAAACGATGAGATTTTTATTGCGTCTTCGAAGGTGGATTTCTAAAATATGGTGCTCTTTCGGCTACCATAATTGGCGTAAGCGCTCTAGTAATAGAGGATACTCATTATTGAGATGCCGCTTTTGCAGCAAAGAAAAATATATTAGTTATCCAAATAAATTTATAGAATGACAATTTTTAATATTATCAATTCGCTATTTTTCTCTAAGAAAAAAATCGATATTAATTTAGATAATGAGACACAATTTTCACCGTATATGATTAATAGGTGGGTTTCGATGTATTCGGATGAAATGTTAGAGGTTATTAATAATACCTCTAACCGGTATGGCAGTCTATTCAATACAAAAGAGCAGCAATATAATTGGTATTATTATCTCTTTCCTAAAATCCGCTTTAAAAAAATTCAATATATTAAAAAGAATAAAGCAACTAAAGAAGAGATTAAAGAAGACAATCTAGATATCATAGCAAAAAATAAAGAGATAAGTGTAAGAGAGTTAAAACTCTACAAAGACCTCTTCGACAGTTGAAATAAAGTTTTTATTTATTATATATAATATATGCGAGCCGATATTGATAAACTTCTACCCGAACGAGGGCTAATACAACTTTCCGCCGATGCCGTCGTCGACATGGATGTTGATAATTTTAAATTAACACGACTTCATGGAGACGTTTTATTCTGCGAATTTATTGACATGTCAGAAGATGGTGAATCTATTTTACGAAATGGTATTTTTGTGCCTCTCCATGTCCGCACTCAGGCGTGGAGAAAGGCCCGGGTAATAATTGCTGGGGTCGATGCTAAATGGAGTAAAGAAGATGAAATAGTTTTATTCCCAAATAACTACGGAGTTGCTATTGAGAACCTCGAGATTGACGGTAAAGGCAAAATCAAACACGGAGTCTTTCTCAATGAATCGAGAATTTTCGGAGTGTGTGTAGAGTCTGAGTCTGAGTAATATGAAAGTCGGTAGGGCGCAATTACAGAATCTTTTACTCGAAAATGTTGCCGAGATAAGATTTAGGAGAAGGGTCAATGACCCGACTCGAGCGCCCTACCGAACTATGCTCTGTACCAATAGCGATGCTATATTACAGAGCGTCAATGGCAGGGTTACTTTAAACTTTACGCCTCCCAAGCAGGGATTAAAATTCAGCCCAGCGGGTAAAAATATCGTAATGACGTGGGATATTTTAATGCAAGAATTTAGAGCAGTATCCATGGATGATTGCGAACTGCTTAATAAATATCCTGCGAATGACGAGTTCTGGAAAGTATTTAACGAGAAATTTTTCGTAATGTCTCCAGCACAAAAAGTCCTTTATATGAACACATGATAAACAGGGAAGCAATAGAAAAGAAGATTTCACATTTACTTCAACGTAATGTAAAGTTTATCATTAACAATAAAGTAGTGCGTAGTGGTAGATTAGTTATTTTCAATATAAAAGACTTCTATACTACGTTTACAATTTCTGGAGGAAATAATAGGGAGAGTAAAGTGTATGAACTCCCATATCCGTTTGCTGTAAATATTCTCGAAGACGGAATCGAGTTTGATTACACACTTGAAACCTTATCGAAGGGCAATAAGATGCTCATATATAAATTAAAGGTTTTAAATAGAATTAAAAAGAATAAAATGTTCGATAATAAGGTTAAGATTCAATATGATATTTGATTTTTTAAAATCATACATTATATTGTATTATGCTTATATCAAATTTTCCTGCCAATATACAGCCTCGAGCAGCTCAAATCGAACTTATTGAGCAAATAGAAAAAGCATTTGAGGAGTATGACTTTGTTATTTGTAGCGCTCCGACAGGGACCGGTAAGTCATTCTTATCAAAAACTCTTGCTAATGCTAGCAAGGACATTGATCCAGACTTTATAGACGATATAACAACGTTTAAGGCGTTTCGTCAGGACTATGAAGAAGTTTGGCCCGACCAGGGCGCTGCTGTTTTGACGATTACAAAAGCGCTTCAAGACCAATATACGTCCCTTTTTGATGATTGCGAGTCTCTAAAAGGTAAAAGCAATTATATGTGCGCAGTAGATACAAACTGCGATGTAGAGGTAGCTCCTTGTTTATATTTGCCTAAGTTAAAGAAGGAGTGTTGGTCGCAACACAAGTGCCCTTATTATGAGCAACGCAATAAGGCTCTTACTAATAAATTCTCTGCCTATAGTTATGATATGTTCTTTGCTCTTCCTTCTGGTCTCAAGCAGAAAGAGTATCTGATTTGCGACGAGGCTAGCGAAATTGAAGACCAATTGGTAAAGCATTTTACCCTATCGATTACGAGTAGAACTTTAAAGTTTCTTGACATAAAAACAAAACTTCCTAATGTGACTAACTATAATACTTTCTTTAAATGGCTTACCGATTTAGATTCTTTAATGTCTGATTTGGTTGTTGAATTAAAAAACACTATCTCTTCGAACAAGAAGACTGAAAAGGATGTTACCAAATATAAAGCACTAACCAGATTAAATGATAAAGTTAAACTCATTATCGAATCGTGGAATACTTGTAAGTATGTAATTACTAAAAAGGATGATAATATTACTGTGACGCCGCTTTATATATCAACGCTGTCCTCGAAGATATTTAAATATGGTAAGAAGATACTTTTAATGTCCGCTACTATTATTGATCCTCAAGACTTCGCGAAGACCCTGGGTATTGAAAAATATAAATTTATAGAAACAAAATCTCCGTTTAGCGCTGATAAATCTCCAATCTATATCTCATCAAAATACAAGCTCAATTATAAGAGTCTTCAAGAAAACTTACCTAAAGTAGCGAACCTAATTCAACAAATATGCGATGAACACGGAGACGAGAAGGGAGTAATCCATACCCATACTAGTTATATTACGGAGTTTTTAAAAAATAAACTATCTGGTAATAGATTTCAGTATAGGTATGAGGAGGTAAATAACGAAAAGCTAATACAAGAGCATATTGTAGCGGATTATCCGAGCGTTCTTGTAAGTCCTTCCATTACTCATGGGGTAGACCTAAAGGATGATTTAGCAAGATTTCAAATTATTGTAAAATTACCATATATGCCTTTAGGAGATGAACGAATAAAAACGTTGTTTGAAGAAGATTCGAATTGGTATACAAATAAGATGCTTTCCAATCTCGTTCAAGCATGCGGCCGCGGGGTGAGAAGTCAGGATGATTGGTGTATTACATACATTCTCGATGGGGGAGCATCTAATGTCATACAAAGGAGCAAGACTAAATTGCCGAAATTCTTTGTAGACAGGGTACAGTAGATAAATAATAATGTGAAGAGCAGAGCGTTCAGCTGGGAGATACATGATTTAGTGGGGCAATTTATAGCCGCATTTGATGATGTTGTTATTGGGCGTTTTAATCGCAATAGAGAAGAAAAAGATAGAATAGAAGTCGCGTATGTTTATCAGCCTAAGGCGAGAGTCTTACATGACATTGAAAATAGAGCGCAAAATTTAAAACTGCCTATCGCGTCTGTAGTTATCGAAAGCGTTTCGCGAAATAACAATAGAGCGTTTAATAAAATTGAGGGATTTACATATCCCGCGAGAAGGCAGGATCGCTTCTCAAAAACAACAGTAAAAATACCCCCGGTAGTTCCAGTAGATATAAAGGTAAAATTATCTTTACTCGCTACATATCAAACTGATATTGACCAGCTAATTTCAAATTTTGCCGCTTACGCCAATCCTTATATTATAATTTCCTGGAAGGTTCCCGAAGAATTTGGTCTTCCAGCTTCAATGCCTCTCAACTCTAAAGTAGAGTGGGACGGTAATATATCTCTCGGATATCCAGTCGATATCAACCATTCAGCGAGGTCTGTCATCACAGCGGATGCTACTTTTACTATAGAGGGCTGGTTATTTAAAGATATAGTTGATCCAATTAACAATATCTTCTTTATTGACGCTAACTTTTATAATACTAGAATCCTTTCCGCTGGGAACTTCATTACGTATGATGATTATGCTACTCTCTCAGGAGCAGATTATTCGTATAGTGAAGGTCAGATAAAAATAACCGAAGTAGATACCGTAAGTATATCGGGCTCGCCTACTATTACAAATGTATTCTTTGCCCCGTCTGGTAGTGGTCGCGGCTCGTTCCCCCTAATTGATACTAATTATAATATTATTAATCCCGGCAATATTGTAATATATGGTAAGCGATTTAATCATACGAGAAATGTATATGTAAGTGGCAGTAGCTCTATATATAATAATTTAACTGCTGCTAAATTTACATACTACCCTTCATTTACAGCGTCTATTATTCCGGAAAATACGTATAGGGTTATAACAGAAAATATTATGGAAATTACACTACCGACGCTAACAGGTAGCGGTAAATATAATATTATCATTGATACTATAGTTGGTTGGGATACTACATATAGCGCTATGTCTGGAAACTTTATTCTATAAATAGAGCATTGTAATTTACATTATTTTTATTAAATACAAGATATAGATGGCAAAAAACTTTACAGGAGAGGGCAAGCAGTCAACATTTGGTCGCAACCTAATGAATTATGTGGCTTCGAAACTGCCCTACTCGGGATTTGAGGCAATAGATACAGCCCACGAATCTAACCCTAAGTTTAAGCATTTTGAAAATAAAGGTGTAAGAAGACCAGAAGTTCTTGCCAAATATTCTATATCTCAGTCTAACGAATTTAATAACGAGGGCGTCGGGATGGTCGATGCTGCTGGTAAGTTCAGCGAGATGATGTATGCTAACGTTCAGAAGAACAAGCATGCCAGAATAAATGACTATAGGGTAATGGCCGCGTTCGCCGAAATTGCCGATGCTCTTGATGAAATATGCGACGAGATTATCAATAAGGATGATAACGGAGATATAGTAAAAATAAGTTTTGATAAAGCCTTCGAAGAAGAACTTTCGTTTGATGATAAGCAGCAACTTATTGAAGAGTATAAAAAATATATAAACTACTTCGAACTCGAAAGAAAAGGGTGGGGATATTTTAGAGATATTCTTATTGAAGGCGAGGTTTATTTCGAGCATATTATACATTCTAAACACGCCGATAAGGGTGTATTAGGTGTGGTGAGAGTTCCTACGGAGTTAATAGACCCGATCTATAACAATATACAGAACCTTTTAATTAAAGGATATCTATATAGAAAGCCGATTCTCGATCCTAACAAGCCTAATAAAGCCGAGGATAACTTTGATTATATACCTCTCAATGAAAACCAGGTAGTTTATTTTGATAGCGGTATATGGAACGAAACTAAAAATGTTAGACTGCCATTTATTGAAAATGCTCGTCGCGCATATAGACAGTTATCTCTAGTTGAGGACGCTATTCTTATTTACAGAATGGTTAGAGCGCCAGAGAGGCTCGTATTCAATGTTGATGTAGGTAATATGGCTCCTCCTAAGGCCGAGCAATACCTTCGCAAGTTAATGTCGCAGTACTGGTCCACGAAAACATTTGATGCTAGCCAAGGGGATATTGTTAATAAGTTTAACCCTCAATCAATGCTTGATGCGTTCTGGTTTGCTAAAAGAAGCGGTCAAGCAGGAACTACAGTAGATCAGCTTCAAGGCGGTGCTAATCTTGGCGAATTAACGGACTTAATGTATTTTGTTAAGAAGCTTTATAAGGCTTTAAAAGTGCCAGTCAATAGATTGAGTGAAGAGTCGGCGCTACAAGATCCAAAATCAATGCTTCGTGAGGAACTTAAGTTTGCGAAATTTATCGTAAGAATGCAGCAACATTTCGCGACTAGCTTAAAGCAAGGATTTATTACTCATCTCAAAATGACTAAACTTTGGGAAAGTTTAGAAATTAAAGAAACAGATTTAGCTTTCGATTTTAACCCTCCTTCCAACTATTATGAATTGAGAGAGGCTCAAAAATTAGGGCTTAAACTTGATAATTATACTAATCTCTCGACGAACGATCTTATATCAAAAACATACTGTCAGAAGAAATATCTTGGATGGGATGACCATGCTATATTGGCAAATAGGCAGTATCTTCGGGTGGATAAGGAACTTGAATGGGAACTTACTCAAATTACTAATATGGGACCGAACTGGCGTGAACAGGTCGCTGCGAGCGCTGAAGCAACTGCAGTGGCAGCTGGCGGGGATATGGGCGGCGACATGGGAGGGGCAATGGATCTTGGTGCAGGAGCGCCTCCAGCATTTAGCGGCGGACCTGCCGCTACTGGTCTAGAAGAGCCAGTTCCAGCCGAGACGGCCGAGGCTCCCGTTGAAGGCGCTCCTCCAGCCACCGAAGTATCAGCATAGATAACCCAAAGGCCTAAATATATTTATGGCCTGTAATATTACCCCGATTTCCGCGTTCCAGACGACCAATCTAAACAGTAGGATTAACACCTTCAATAGATTAGGGGATCGGGTAGTTAGAGCCCTGGGAGCACCTCTAATACAGGTAGAGCTACACCAAGATCAGATATTTGAAAACATCTCTATAGCAATAGAGATGTTTACTAAATTTGCAGGATACACTTCAGAATATTTAGTTTTTGATTCTAATCTTTACGAGAAGAATAAAGGTTTACGATTAGATTATCTCTTTACTCTATCTAATCCGACCTTAACTCTTGAGCAAAAGGCCGATCACACAATACAATCTCCTGAAGCAGCGTTTTACATTACGGAGCCAAAGACAATGTATATTGCTACTTCTGCAATAGCGAGTAGCAGGTTTACATCTCTCGCAAATTTAAGTTCTGTATTTGAAAATGGGATATTCCAAAATCAAATATTTGATAAGTCTACATACACAGACATCTTAACGTCATTTCGAGCAAGCAATACATTGAGCGCTATAGCGGTAAGTTCATTGTTTATGGAATCGTTCATCAATGAGCCAACTCTTCGAGGCGAGACCAAAACAAGAGACGATAGTTATAAGGTAAATAATATGTTTGATTACGACTTATTAGATTATCGCAAAGTAATAGCCGTAAGTGATTTTGAAGAAGGGTCTTCTACCGGTATTAACACTCTGTTTACCATAGAGCAAACCTTAGCGCAGCAAACATATTTCTCATATGCTATGGGCAACTATGGATTTGACTTGGTATCTTGGTATACTCTAAAAGAATGGCTCGAGATGAGAGAGAAACTTCTCGCTACTCGTCGGACCTACACCTTTAATGACCGCACTCAGATGCTACAAATGTATCCTGAGCCTACTCCGAACTCAAGATTTTATGGAGTCTTATCGTGTTATGTGGAAAGACCTATCAGAGATGTTATTAAAGAGCATTGGGTATATCAATACACTCTCGCACTTTGTAAGATTACTCTCGCTCAAGTAAGAGGGAAATATGGCAATCTTACTCTGTTTGGCGGGCAGGCCTTTAATGCTACAGATTTAATGACTCAAGGCACTGCGGAGAAGGAAAGACTTGAAACAATGCTTTACGAAAAAACAACACCAGGAATGGGCGATTCTGACCCGGCGATGTTCTTTGTCGGATAAAATATGAAAACATTCAAAGAATTTTTTAAACAATATGCTTTACAGCTGGTTTCAGAAAGCGAGGCGAATGATTCAGCTTTAAACTTTATTAAAAAATGGCGAGATAAAGTTAAGGTGTTATCAGGTATGGGAGATGAGAGTGGCGCATTACGAGAACATGTAATGTCTCAATCTGATATTGCTTACGGTAAGTTATATAGATTTCATTTTTTAGAATATAAACTTCATTTACTCAAGCAGAATGGTAATACCGGTAATTTGATAGACTTTACTACATACGAACTTAATAATTTATACGAATGGCTAAAAGAGTGGATGTTAGGGATACTTGAGACTAGGATATATTATGATACGGATAAAAATCCGAGATATTTGAATCGGTGGAATGAGCTCCAACAAAAGGCTACAATACCTGAGAGAGAACGACGTGTCGGGTCAGGTATTGGAGGCAAAGAAATGGGTATTCCCTGGGAGTCTATAGTGGAGTCCTATATAAGATTAAAGTCAGCATCGTCTTTAAAAGATAAGGTAATCGCAATTACATTGGCATTAAATGCGTGGCACGATAACGGTGGCATCTTCGGCATAACATCTCAAGATGCGGAAAAATTCGGCGGGGAGGATGTATGGTCGTTCGCACCTCTTTCAATGGCTCAGTTTGATAAACTAGATAAAATTGATCCGCGGAAAGTAGAGCAGGAAATTCGTAAGGAATTAAATTGAAATGAAGCCTTATAAACAGGGAGTCTTTAAGCCTAAAAATAGTCTCAAGTTCGAGGGAACGGCTGCTGTTTATAGGTCTTCGTATGAGTTAAAGTTTTTTAGATGGTGCGATGAAAATCCTAATGTAGTAAAATGGGGAAGCGAAAATATTATTATACCATATGTAAATCCTAATAATAATAAACCTTCTCGCTATTTTGTAGATAA